TGTAAATCCGTTAATCTGTGCATATATAGCACCCTTTTTGTTCGTTCTTACAAACGCATCGTAATTAATTCTGCCCTCAACTAACCAACCTGAAATACCAGGAGGGTTATCGTGGATTTTGTATTCCTCGATTTTCTTAACTGCTGTAGTTGCGACAGGGTGTGTCAACACGAACGATGCACCGAGTAAATACTCGTCAGGCACTTCAATAACTGCGATATTATCGATTCTACCAATTTGCCCTGTAATCAGCATATTCTGTCCGATGTCGCTTGCCTTCACAAACGCTGTGTCGAGTTTTATTTTCTTGTAAAAATCGGTTGAGCAATAACAAATAACGCCGTTAATTGGAACTTTATTTTTTCTAATTGCTGCTCTTGCATCCAAAAACTTCTCGTATGCATTAGCTTTGGTTATCGCTGTGCCGTCAACATTACCTGCACTCACAATCATACGAGCGATTCTGTATATATCGACTTCGGGTATCGCTACCTGTTCCAACTCACGACTTAACGCTTTGCCTGCTTCCATTGCCATTTGGGTATCGTTATAATTTTTTCTATCAATCGTAAACGTGAACGACCTATCCATTCCGACTGTCATTGTCTGTGTGCCGTTGCCTAATTCAGCAGGTGTGCCGTATCTGTTGCTACCTGATGCGACATAGTCGTTCATCGGTGCTGTGTTCACATCATAAACGACAACCGACTGCACGCCGTTCCAGTCGTAATCGGAGTTAACCGCTCTTTCTGTCATCGATGCTTCAGTAAATTTTTCATCTATTAAACTGCCGTATTTTGTTGCATAATTCATTGCCATAATTTTTTATTTCTCCTAAATTTTTTATCCCTTTTTAAAACCCTCAATAAACGGGTCAGGGTCTGTCGGAATTTGCGGATTCGGAGAGGGATTAGCTCCGTCAATCTTCTCTGTTACGAAAAAATCTGCATAGTCTGTTTTTAACCCAGTTATTAGTTTCTCGCCGTCTTTAACTTTTCCGTCAGCGACTTCTACGTCGTCTAACGCAATCGCTTTTAATAACAATTTCTCTGCTTTCGGGCTTGCTTTATTATTTTTCAGCAACTCCAAAATCGCATTTTCTTTTTCGGCACGAGTTTTCGCTCCTACCGTGTCAATCTCAAACTGTTTCAGTCTGTTAAACTCTGTCGCGTCAATATACTTTTCTCCGCCAACAGCATACTTCGCCAACTCGGCTTTTAAATTTTCTACTTCGCCTGTAAGCGATTCGCTCGGCTTCTTTGCGTTCTCGATGTCTTTACCGTTAATGCTCATTATCTTATCGATAATATCCTTGCTGTTTTCAACTTCGCCTAACAGCTTTTCCAATTCGTCTCTTTTCATTTATAACTCCTTTTTACGCTTTTTTACGAGGTTTCGACCTCTAAAATTTTGTTATTTGCAGACTGTTTTACGACTAATCCGCTCCGTCTATTATATTAACCGTTGTGCAACGGCAATTAATAATATTCCACGCACTACCGCTTTCATCGCCAGGATACATTAATTCTTCTCCTGCTACTATGAACGGCTTATCCATATCCACTTCTTGACCGTCCGCCGCTGTGTGTTCGGGTCGTGTCCTGTCGTCCGATGTGCTAACCCAGCGTTTTTTCATTTTAAAACCTAGCTTTATACCGTGTTCGCCGATGTCCTGATGTGCTGAGTTTTCTACACGTGTCGTTTCAGTTCGGGCTATTCTAATACTGCTTGCTTTATTCACGCCCGTAACCGCTCTAATACGCTTCGCCAAATTTCCTATGCTCTCGCCCTGCATTATGCCTGTTGTTAGTTCTCGTGTTAATTGTCTGCGTATAGCCGCTCCGTCTTTTAGGCTATCAATCGACAATTTTTTAAACGGTGTAATCTGTTCTTTTAATATCGAATTAACCGCACTTTTTGACAACGAGTTAATCGCACCAGACGGGAACGCCTTTAAGTCATCGTCATAATTCAGCTTATATACATTCGGCATTTCGTTGTTAATAATTCGTACCGCTTCGGCGTTTGCATTTTTCAGCGTTTCGGCTATCTGTTTTTCAATCGCCTGTAAGCGGTTATATTTATTCGCTGCGTATAATCTCTGTTCTGGTGTCATGTTTGCGGACAGTTCCATTTTGCTTAATAAATCTGCCGACTTTTTCTGTATGTCTTTATACGCATCGTTATATATTCGTGTTATTTTCTTCTCTAGGTTCGCCAGTAGTTTGTCCGTATCTTTGTGTGCTGACATCTAAACCCTCCGATATGTAACGGTCGTATTTATCAAGACTTTCTTCTTCAAGTCGCTTTTCTTCATCTTCGACATTATCAATATAGCCTGCTAGTGCTATTAGCTTCAAGTATGAATTTCTTGATATGCTATCCTTTACGCTGTTAGCATTCTGTAATATTTCAGTATCGTTCTGAATTAATAGTTTCGTAAACGATATATCAAAATCAAACTGCACATTGTTATATTCCTGATACAGTTCGATGACAGCAGTCGCAACGGGATATACTTCCCACTCGAAATCAGATACACGCTGTCTTAATTTAAGCGTTGCTGCTTTAATCGTGACTGTATTCAGTTCCTTGCTTGTCAACGCATCCGTATCGATAACGCCTGCTTCCTGTATTAACTCTTTCTTGCGTTCTTCGACAAACTTAGTGCGTGCCTCAGTCGGTATGTTTATCTGATGCGTATCAACGCCGATACTGTTCGCATTATCGCCATTCAAGATAACTTTCTTAGTACGATTTATGTTTGCTACGAAATCTTCAAACTCTGCACTATTCATCCCTGCACCGTTTTTAATAACCCAAAATAACTCCGAAAAATCGTCTATGTTGTTAGCAAATCCGCTGTTAACTGTGTCGATAACATCAATCTTATTGCGTATATTCGGTGTCATATCGGAGCGGTATTCTTCGTTATTTCTAAGCACAAAAATCGGTATTTTGTTAATCAACGGCTCTATCGTATCGCCTGAAAAATCTGTTATTTTGCGGAATTTATACGGTGTTGTCGGTTTTATTATACGAAATTCGGGGTGCGTGCAGTATGTCGTTAAACCCTGTTCTGTGTATGTTTCGATGTATTTTATATCCGCTCCGTTTTTTCCTGCGACCGTCCAGAATCGTATAAACGCCCGCAATATCCCCGTTTCATCGTCATAATACGGTATGCAGTCCTCACTCTTAAATACCGTGAATTTATTATTAATACCTAAATAAAAATAGCCGACACCCTGTGCCGCCGCTCTTGTTCCTGCTAATTTTAATGCGTAACCTAAGTTTTTAATAAATTTATCGTCAAGCTGATAGTCAGATTCGATTTTTGGCAGTTCGTCTAAAAGCGTGTTGACTTTCTGCGACACCATATCCGTATAGAATCCATAGCCGATACGGTTATTCGATACATAATGATTTTTTGTTAAACCGCCACCAACCTTAACCTCTTTACCGTCAACAATCTGTTTTTTAGGCTCTGACCAGTAGTAACGCTCTATTGTACTTATCGTCACATTATCGCCTGTAAAATATCGCCAGTCGTTGACCATTTTTTGCCGTGCATCACAGCCTAGCCAACCCTGTACGGCTTTGTTTATATCTTTATCAATCTGTGGATATTCTCTTTGATACGATGCCAAATTAAACTCCCTATTTTATTTAAAACGATATTGTCGGTAACGGTCGGCGTTGTCGCTCTATGCTGTACCGTAATGCTGCCATTGTGTCATCCATAACATCTACAGGCTCATCAATGTACGCTCCCGACTTATCCATTTTCCACCTCCACTGCTGTATCTCTCTAATCGTGTTAGTACAGCTCGGGTGTATATATATCTTTCGTTTCTTAACCAAGTCTTTCGATATAACGCCTTTAAGATAATCAATTTGTGCCTTTACGCTGCCCTGTTCTTTTTTAACGCCGCAAGCCCTATAATATCCTGCTTTCTGCCACATTCTGATACGGTCCGGCTCTGCTGAATCACAAAACATTTCTATATCTTTACGCCAGTTTTCGCTGTTCGCCTGCTCTATAATTTCGTTCGTGTCTTTCTCATAAACAACAAGCTCACGATTAATATAAATATCGTCATCATAAAACGATACATCCAATATAGCGTTTGCGTGATTAAACCCAAAATCCTGCCCGTATGTGTGGTTATTAAATCTATCAGTATCAAACTCCTTAACTTCCCAGTTCGATAAAATCAAGCCACCCATACAGCCCCATTCGCCTAGTCCATATATCCTATATCCCTCAGGGTCACGCTTTTTTCTTTCGTCCATTCTGATACGGTATGCATCGTCTATGAACTGATTGTCTTGCCATGTGCTGTGTGACAAAAACGCATTCGCATCGGGCATATCATAAAACCTGTTTTTTATCCAACTCATTACGGGGTTGAACGATAATACGATTTGATAAAACAGTCCGTCTGGCAGTATGCCTCTAAGTCTATCGTCCAACACATCTAAGTCAGCATTCGTTATTTCGTTTGCTTCTTCGACCCATATCCAAGTCAGCTTTCCGTTTGTGAAGTTAATCGATTTTATTTTTTCGATATCGTCCGAGTTATTACAGCCTCGAAATAAAACCTCAGCACCCGTTATTTT